CAACCGGAGAAATCTCCGCACCGTTCAGCGTGGAAATATCTCCATAGTGTTCCATGTTCGGAAACCGCACCGTGGTCACCCGCACGGGAAACGGCTCAATTTCTGAACTCCAGATAGGAGTGATGCCAGAAATGACTCCTCCCAATGGGAAACCCCCGGAACCATCAAAAAGACTGCCGAGGGTTAGTGTTTTATTATTCTGTTGTTCCATCCCCAAGGTCAACCTCCTTTACCAGTTCCTTATAAAAAATCTGCTCTCCATTACGGATGACATACACATTGTCAGCATTGTCAGCATCATCAGTATCTTCCACATATCTTCGGAGAATCACGGACGCATACTTTTCATCCAGTTCCATTGTATGGCAGATTCTGTTGGTCTGCTCACAGGCCATAAGTGTCGAACCGCTTCCACCAAATGTATCAATGACGATGGAATTCTCCTGACTGGAATTTCCAATCGGATATGCCAAGAGGTCTAATGGCTTTGAAGTTGGATGGTTTTTATTCTTCTTTGGCTTGTCGAAATTCCAAATCGTTGTCTGGCTGCGGTCTGAATACCATCTGTGTTTTCCGTTCTGTAAAAATCCGTAAAGCACAGGCTCATGCTGCCACTGATAATCAGAGCGTCCAAGTACCAGTGAGTTCTTCACCCAGATGCAACACCCTGCCAGATGGAATCCGGCATCCACAAATGCTCTACGGAAATTCAAGCCTTCCGTGTCGGCATGGAACACATAGGCCGCACCACCATTTTCCAGATTGCCTGCCATGTTCTGAAATGCCGATAATAAAAAGTTGTAAAATTCCTCACCCTTAATGCTATCATTCTGGATTGAGAGTCCTTCGGAGGACTGGAAAGAGACCCCATATGGTGGATCCGTTATGATGAGGTTTGCTTTCTTTCCATCCATCAATTTAGATACATCCTCAGATGATGTGGCATCCCCGCACATAAGCCGGTGTCTTCCCACCTGCCAAATGTCACCTTTCTCCACAAAAGAGGCTTTCTCAAGTGCTATATTTAAATCAAAGTCATCATCATCCACATCAGACTTGCCATCCATTCCGAAAAGGTCTGCAATCTCCTCATCATCAAATCCTGTCAGAGATACATCAAAGTCCATACCCTGTAAGGCTTCAATTTCCACCCGCAACAGTTCTTCATCCCATCCTGCATCCTGGGCGAAACGGTTATCTGCAAGAATATAGGCTTTCTTCTGTGCCTCCGTCAGATAATCCACAAACACACAAGGTACTTCCTTGATTCCTTCCTCCTTGGCTGCCATCAGTCTGCCGTGTCCGGCAATGACATTTTTCTCACTGTCAATAATAACAGGATTGACAAACCCAAACTCCCGCAAGGACGAGCGTAATTTATTGACCTGCTCCTGAGAGTGGGTTCTTGCATTATTCACATATGGCACTAATTCATCCACTGCGACCATATGCATTTCCGTAGTTGTCTTACTCAATGTACACTCCCCCTTCTCATTACTTTTTCCATGCCCTTTCTGGCATCCATCACATCCCCGTGCATTGCCTGTCCTTTGATGGTTCGGTACTGCTGTCGGGACATTTTCTTTTTATTTCCATCCAGTGCTTTGAGAAACTGTGTAAGTTCTTCTGATTTCTGCATCTTACAATCCTTTCCTGCTCCGGAGCAGCCGTTCCATAAGGTCATCCTGCGGAGAGCCTTGGAATTCCACCGAGCAATTTTCTTTTACAATCTGGAATATCTGATACCAGACTTGATTGACCTGTTTCATATACTGCTGCGACATCGCAACATACGGAGAAGCACAAGCCGCCCCCGTGGTTGGATGCTTGGCAAGAAAACCGTACTCAGATATGGCCTGCTCGCACTGAATCCATCTTGATACGGACATCGCATACTGCTCCACCAGTTGTTTATTCACGAATTTCTCGCAGCCACGTTCCTTAAGCCAGAGCCATGTTTCTCGAAACACTTCATCTGCACCCAAATCACCACCATTTTTCTGCCTTGCCATCATGTAATCTTTGGGCGATGGCATATCTTCGCCTTCTAAATTGGTGGCATCCGGCATTTCCAACACCTTCAATTTTCTGTTTCCCGGATTTCCGGCATCCACCTTATCTGTCAAGGCTTTGGACTTGCGACCGCTCCCTACTCTGGGACCGCCTCTTGCAGTTCCATCCTTTGCCATTTTCTATCACTTCCTAACTTTTTAACGGTTGGGGTGTTTAATACCCCATTTGAAAACGCTATTTTTTCGTGCGAAGGGGCGGCACCGTTCTACGATTGGAAGTTCTTTAGAGATGTTTCATCCCCCATCCCCTATTTTTCTGAAACGACCGTCACCCATCGTCACTTTCTTTCCTTGTTGTGCCAACGGTCTCCACGCTCTGCATGGATACGTGCGTGACACGACTTGCACAACGAGATAAGATTTGCTCGGTCATGTGTTCCTCCCTCTGCAAGTGGCAGTTTGTGATGTACCTCCTCGACCGGAACAATGATGCCTCGCTTGCAGCACTCCTCACACAAGGGATGTTCCTTGACATAGCTGTCTCTGATTCTCTTCCATGCTCGTCCGTACCTACGGTGTACAGCAGGATCTCTGTCGTACTTCTCGTAGCGTCTGTTCTCCTCTTTGGTATGCTCCTCACAGAACCTCTTATATGTCAGTTTGGGGCATCCGGGATGATGGCATGGGTGCTTTGGTTTTCTAGGCATTACTACCACCTCCGATTTCCGGCATAATAAAAGCCCTCACAGTGGGGTTGCCACCATGAAGGCTCTTGCCTATTTCTCATTTTCGTTTTTCGCTGATTATACAATATCACAATGCCAACAAGGACATCTACGGACAAACCCGGACATTTTTCAAATTTATTGCGTTTTCCGGCAGAATTATTTTTGCGATTGCCTTGTTATGCCATCTGCGTATTGTACGTTCATCTACGGCTACGATATCTGCAATCCTCGTCCAAGAATAGTTGTGAATATAGCGGTATTTCAAAACTGTCTTATATTCCGGTCTTTCCACTTGGCTTATTACTTCCCGAATCTGATCTTTCAGTGCCAGAAGTGATTGTAGTTCCTCCATTATCCGTTTTTCCATATCCAACATTTTCTCCAAGGTCTTGATATACGGTGCAGCCTTATTTCTGCTTGCATTAAAGTGTTCTTCAAAGCCGGAACTTGAAATTGTCTGTGACATAAGTCGCAATTCTTCACATTCCATCGTGTCAGACTGGATTCTCTGGTCTAGCAGATACGCCTGTCCTAAATATTCCTTTACAGTCATGCTGTCACCTCCCCGTCAAGTTTTCGTATCAACATTTCGGAATCAATCTCGGTCAGTTCCCCAAACCATGCCGAATGGAAAAACCGAAGGGCATCATTTCGCAGTGCCTCTGCGGTATGATTCACTTTCCCATGTGCCAATTTTTTATTTGCTTCTCTGTAATCCTTCACAGCCTGCAATATGATTTCATTCGCAAGTCTTGTGTACGGGTCAAGTTCGTTTCTTCCAGCCATAAGTCGTACCTCCGAAATAAAAATTCCTCGAATTGACTCTGGTTTACAATTCGGCTTTCACCGCATCAATAAGGGCTGACTGTGTCATATTCTTTGCAGCCAAAGCCTTCATGATGCGTTCATCAATCGTACCCTTTGCAATAATATGGAGTACCGACACTGTGCCGGAAGTCTGACCTTGCCGCCACAGTCTGGCTACCGTTTGTTGGTACATTTCAAGACTCCATGTAATTCCGAACCATACCATCATGTTCCCACCGCTTTGGAGATTCAGTCCGTGTCCGGCACTGGCAGGATGGATAAGAGCCACTGGCAATTGTCCGTCATTCCATCTTGTGATACTTCCATCCGTATCCAGACATTCATATGCGATGCCTATCTTATCCAGACGTTTTCGGATTCGTAACACATCATGCTGATACCAGTAGCAAACCATGAGTGGTCTGCCGTTTGCCGATTCGATGATATCCTCCAAGGCATCCAGTTTTTTATCATGGATTTCCATAATGGCGTCATCATCCGTATACACCGCACCATTTGCCATCTGTGATAATTTACCAGACAACGATGCTGCGTTGGCAGCTGTTATCTCTCCGTTTGGGAGTGAAAGCACCAGTTCATCTTTCATGTCAACGTATCGCTGCATTTCTCCCTCGCTCAGATACACAAAATACTCCGTACTAATAAGTTCCGGCATCTGCAAGTGGTCAGTCGCTTTCATGGAAATCGTGATATCCGATATTTTCTCGTATATTCTCTCCTCTGCTCCCGGCAGTAACTCATAACTATATACAATTGGACCGTTCGTTCTGGCAGGCTTGAAATAGTTAAGTCTGTACTGCCCAATAAATCGGTGAAGCCTCTCCCCCATATCCAACACCCTGAACTCTGCAAATAAATCCATGAGACCGTTGGAGGATGGAGTTCCCGTAAGTCCCACAATTCTGCTTACCTTTGGTCTGACCTTCATAAGTGAACGGAATCGTTTGGACTGCCAGCTCTTAAAACTGGACAACTCATCAATCACAACCATGTCAAAATCAAATAGCATACCGCTTTTTTCTACAAGCCACGATACGTTTTCCCTGTTGATGATATATACATCCGAATCTGCTTTCAGAGCATTCATCCTTTCTTTGGGTGTTCCCACCACGATTGAATAGCGCAGACCTTTCAGTTCATCCCATTTTTCAATCTCGGCAGACCATGTATTTTTTGCTACTCGCAGAGGTGCGATAATTAACACCTTCTGAATTTCGAACTCCTCATACATCAAAGACATAATTGCCATCAACGTAATGGAACTCTTTCCCATTCCCATATCAAGAAATATTGCTGCCACGGGATGCTGCTTAATAAAATCAATGGCATACTGTTGGTACTCATGTGGTTTGTATTTCATCAAGAATTCCTCCAATCTGTTCTGCTCCGTCAAGTATACATACCCGGAAGCCTAACCTCCGCAACAGCCTGTGCCTTGACTCCTGCAGAGGTCTTGGTTTCTGCCCCGGTGCCTTTACTTCCACAAAGGCAAACTTCCCACGTGGCAACAAGACAATCCGGTCTGGCATCCCATCAAATCCGGTTGCGACCCACTTAGGACAAATCCCACCACGCTTTTTTACTTCCAAAACTAACTTCTGTTCAATGACCTTTTCTCGCATCGCACACCTCCGTCAAATTTATGAAACGTGACGGTCAAGAACCTCGTTTCCTAAACTCTCCTTATATAAATTTTTTAATTTTTCTCTATGTAGAAAACTTTAGGAATAGAGTATAACGACCATCACAAATGCCTTAAAATAAGGATTTGCTAAAAGTAAAGTCAAACACAAAAAAGTTTGTATCTGACCTTCACTGACCTGCACAATCACTCGATTAAATAAAATCGATTCCGGATTTAAGTTTCACGCCATGCACAATCACTCCCTTGCTAGTCTTGTGTCTGTGAAATCCAGTTTTATCAATTGCCGTATAGAAATCTGCGGTGCTACGGACATACTCCCCATTCTGAATGCAATATGCACGATATTGCTGATAGAACGCTCCGGATTTTTCTTCAAATGAAACATCCACCTCACAGCAATCAGAGATAAAATGACCTAACCAGTCATTTTCTTCCCGATAAGCTGCAACGGCATCTTTGACGCACTTCGGGTCTTCTACCTTATGGTCGCTTTTGCTTACTTTCTCCGCTCCTTCGATAATCCAAGTCATAATTGCAGAGCCTGCATTTTCAAAAAGATAATCCGCATAATTCTTGATGTCGCTGCCACCCTTAATTTTTGCATTGAACGGAATAACCTTAAGTCTTCTCCATATACCATCATCATTCGCTCCTACCTTTGGCAGGTGATTTGTATAAAGCACGACTTGATGAGACGGTACGAAATGGAAAGGATCTTTATACTTTTTACAAGCCTGTATTTCATCTGTGGAACAAAGCTGCTTTACCACCGAGGTGTTAAGTCGGACACCCTCTTGCATCTCGGATGCAATGATAAGTCTCTTCCCCTTAAGTTCTGCCATCTCCGGCTGTGCATTTACCTTATTGCCCATCGTCAGAATATCCGATGAAATCTTGCCACTGTATGTACCAAGCACACGGGCTATGGTATTCCAGAAGGTACTCTTGCCGTTTGCCCCATCTCCATACGCTATGATAAGGAATTCCTCATACACCTTGCCGATGGCTGCCAGTCCAATGACTTTCTGCACATACTCGATGAGTTCATCATCTCCACAGAACAATGTCTGTAAAGTATCAAGCCAAATGTCCATCCCCTCATCTCCCGGAGAACATTCTGTTATTTTAGTGATGAGGTCTCGTGAATCATGTTGCTGCTCCCCCGCGATACCTTTGGAAAGGTCGTAAGTGGCCTGGGGAGTATTTAAGAGATTTGCATCCTTGTCCAGATCACTCACCTTGATGGAAAGCATGGACTTGGCCACATTCAGTGCAGACGTAATAAACTTCATATCCCTTCGTTTCATTACGAATGTGAGATACTGCTGTGCTGCCAAAAGGTTATAGAAAAGTTGAAGACTGTCCGTTGGCACAACCTTTTCCAGTGCTTTCCCTCCGGATTTTACAACATCTTCCGCCACTCCTGTTTCCACCAGTGTCTTCTGCGCTGATGCCAGTTGATCTTTGGCATCTTCTAATTGCAAATCCAAAAACTCCACTGCTGCCCCCACTGCCATCTGCTTATCCTCTACCCAGACCTCCCCATCAAAACGAAGATAATCCGTAGCTGATGTGAATTTCAGTTCGTTGCCATACTCACGGGACAACACCTTTGCCTGTCCGATATCTGAGTAATCAGAAGGTTTGAGGGACTGCCCTTCAAAATCATCGTTATAAGCAGCGGGAGCAACATATCCCGGCTGTGTCTGCACCTTTGTCCGGAAGAATTTAAGTGCCGAAAACCATATGGTCTGCAATTCCGTATCATCCAGTGGAGGGTCGCACTTTTTTGCTTCATCAAGGAAAATCTGATGCGCCCTGTCTCCCTCCCCATACCGTTTCAACACCCGTCCAGCAAATCTTGAAAGGGTATTGTTCCTTGTCCCTGCTACAATGGGACCACTGGTTGTTCCAAAGTCCCCATCAACAAATGCAATCTCCACTTCCTCATCAATGTTCACCCAGCCTTCGTGCCACACAACCGCATCGCAATCTGCCCCAAACAGGAAACGTGCTGCATCCAGTGCATTCCCATCAAAGAACGAATACGCCATATGGATTGCCCGCTTGATGGCTGTGTAGGTATCTGCATCCGTCACCTCTTCGACAGGAAAATACACGTGATATCTTGGTCTGGCTGACTGCCCGTCCTTATCTAACATATAGTGTCTGCTTGGAGCCATCGCATAAGAGATATCTGGAAGCAGATTGTCCAGTTTATCTTCCGTAATCCACTCAGCAGCGTCATCTGAATGGTCGTTATCCAAATCCATGACCACCACATCGGATTTCAGAAAATTTCCCACATTGCGATAGTTGTTCTGATACTCTCCGCACACATGGTCGTATGCCACCACATCTTGTAATTCATCTGCACTCTTTACCACTGCCTTAGTGGGATAGATGCAGTTCTTCGCATTGCCAACACAATCGGCTCTGCATATTGTCATCTGCATTTACACACCCTCCTTGCACTCTTCCGTAAAATAACGGATTTTCATATTTTTCTGTTCTGCCTTGGCTATCTCACAAGCCATACCGTCCGAAATTCTTACCTCTGCACCGAATACCCATAACTCCACGCACCGTCCGAGAAACACCATATCCATGAACATGGCAAGGTCACGCTCTGTCTGTTCATCCATGAACTGTGGCAGTAGCAGATGTGGTGCTAACGGAATCACTCCCCTGTCCACTGCAAATCTGCAATACTGCCTTGCCTTCTTGGTGTTTCCATCCACATCCCCGGAGAATGCCGAGCATATATAGACAAGTGGCCGGTATCGGTTTTCCTGTCGTTGGATGTTAGCAATTGCCAATGCTGGAACAGGATCGTTATATCCTTCTGCATTTTTATAATCCAATTTATCTGCCCCTTTCGTTAAAAAGTAAGAGCGTTTCGCTCTTCTACTCTCTTACGGACAGTTCAAAGTCTGTTTTTCCATGAAGAAAGAAATTTTTTTCAAAAATCTGATGCTTTCCCTTTATATGTGAATTACCGCCATCAAAAAAAATTTCAAAAAGTGTAGAAAAATCTATTCTCACTTGTCCGTAAGAGGATGAAGGACAAGGAAACACACCTTCAGAAGGAGGAACACCGATGCAAGAAAACACAGAAGACAGCCACGCAAATTGTGATGAAGAACTGCACGACATTCTCATCGCTATCAGCGTAGTTGCAAAGAAACTCGCAAAGAACATCTGTGAAAATCATGAGACAAAGGAGGAACAATCAGATGAGTAAATTTGCTGAATTATCTGCCACACTGGACGAAATGATTGCGTGTGGCAACGGTCTGGTCAAAGCCGCTGAGGATTTGAAGAAATTCTACGCTTCCGAGGATGAGCCTAAATCAGAACCAAAGAAAGTAACCAAGAAAACGGCAGAGCCGGAGAAAACCACACCTGCCAAGGAGGATATCCCTTCCTACTCCAAGGAAGATGTCCGTGCCATGCTTTCCAAAAAAGCCAATGAGGACGATGGCAGGTACAAAGCCGAGGTAAAAGAACTGGTAAAGAAGTACGCAAACGGTGGAACCTTAAAAGACGTACATCCAGAATGCTATCCGGCACTTGTAGACGCATTGGAGAAACTTAACAATGCCTAAACACGCATTACTCTCCGCATCTGCAAGTCATCGATGGCTGAACTGTCCACCATCAGCCAAACTGTGTGCAGAAATCGATGACAGGACAAGCCCTTATGCTAAACAGGGTACTGATGCACATGAGCTTTGCCAGTACAAAGTAGAGAAAGCACTTGGTCAAAAAAGCAATGACCCGACGAATAACTTGGAGTTTTTCAATACCGAAATGGACTACTGTGCCGGAGAGTATTGTAACTATGTTATGGAACAATACGAAGATGCCAAAAAACACTGCTCCGACCCGAAGGTTCTGATTGAACAGCATCTGAATTTTTCCAAATGGGTGCCGGACGGCTTTGGCACTGGGGACTGCGTCATCGTAGCTGATGATATTCTCCACGTTATTGATTTCAAGTACGGTCTTGGGGTTCTGGTCGATGCCCAGGACAATCCACAAATGATGTGCTACGCACTTGGTGCATTGGATATTTACGATGGGATCTATGACATTACCACAGTAAAAATGACAATCTTCCAACCTCGCAGAGACAATGTCAGCACCTATGAGATGGACAAAATGGAACTGCTGCGATGGGCAGAGGAAGTCCTTGCTCCTACCGCCAAGTTAGCATATGAGGGCGAGGGAAATTTCAAAGCCGGAGACCACTGCCAGTTCTGCAAGGTCAAAGCTACCTGCAGAAAACGAGCAGAGTATAATCTAGAACTCGCAAAATATGATTTTGAGATGCCAGCCAGTCTGAACGAAACAGAGATTGCAGCAATCCTTCCAGTAATTGATTCCCTCGTTTCATGGGCGGGTGACATCAAGGAAT